CGACCGTCCTTCTGTATGGGGAGTGCTAATCGGAAAAGATAGTTGGCGTGACTGGTGGGAGGGTGGTTTTGCACCACAATCCAAATGAGGCCGCTTGGAATACCACACTTCAATGGGTTGCCACGGGAACCTTCGGGATCCACCTCCAGCAGTTCACTGTTCAATCTGCTGCCACACATCCATCGACCGTACGGACGTGGTGTTGGCGTGCTGCAGATTGTGAGCAGGAGCTTGCTTGGTGAACGGACAATCTAGGGACCGCCAGATTTCCAGGTCAGTGCAATACCCACCACCTCGTGGGTGGTCGCTGGCGCAAGACACCCCCGGTTCTAGGCCACTTGTGGCTTGTGTCTGCTTCTGGGCGTTTGACGGACGCAACGCATCGGCACTTTCGGTGGTGCAAGAATATTTCGGGTTGCGAGACCCGTAAAGGATGCGGAACGTTAGAGCATGGTTTTTAGCGGTGTCGATAATGTTTAGTTGGCTAGTGGTTGCAGCCATCATCTACGGTTTTTCCGAAGGTGTTGGAGTGGTGACCAACCATACCAGAACTTCCTTCGCGAGAAGGAGGGGCTGGCCATTGACCGCTGGGGAAATCGCTCCAACGTATAGCGCTATAATCGAAACAAGTCCTTCGTCGGGGGCGGAGGCCGTTCTGTCACACTTAAGAACGTTCCTCGTTGGATTGGTACGGGTGGCGCTATGGTTTACCGCCGGAATAATTCTTGTGGCTGGGATAGTTCTGGTCACAGAGTATATCCGGGACAGGAGGATACAAGCGGCCATCGATGACACTGCACCAGATTTTGATGCCATTGTTGAACAAATGGTTCAAGGCGTACAACTCCCGCCTAGACTGCGTCGGTTCGTAAGTCAGGTGAAGGCCCAACGAGGACTCATCGTTCCATCGGTGAGTGAGCTTGTTGTTAGCATACGCATAGCCGGCAGGAAGATGCGCGAAGCGAGGATCCCAGACGACGACATTGCTGCTTACCAATTTGCGGTCGGAGTTCTAGCTTTAGTGTTGACGCACGAAGAGCGAAGAGCTTTGCAATTGATGAATAAGCATGGAATGGCGCAAGAGCTGAAGAGAACCACCGCTTTCTTCAATGGGAAGGGCTACGACCGTCCTTCTGTATGGGGAGTGCTAATCGGAAAAGATAGTTGGCGTGACTGGTGGGAGGGTGGTTTTGCACCACAATCCAAATGAGGCCGCTTGGAATACCACACTTCAATTTGTTGCCACGGGAACCTTCGGGATCCACCTCCAGGGGTACAGCATTTTGTTACTGCAGCCGAAAGGCTCCAGGCACAACGTGTTGGGGAGTGCGGCAATGATTGGATCGAAGGTGTGGTTCCGAGCGGGGAGTGTATGGGTAGACGGAAGTATTGCGCAGCTTCCGGTTTACCAGTGGCGTTCGCGCCCAATACCCATTGCAATTGCGTGCACAACTTGTACAGAGCTGTAACAGAGAGGGTGTTCGGTGTAAATGGAGAGCTTGGAATGAATGGTCCTTTGTCGAGATCACACCCACCATCTGAAGCAGGGGTAGGTATGTTGAACCTAGCAGCACAAGAAGTGGCCGTCGGTATTCACCGTACGTTCCTCCCGTTGTCCTACGAGCAATTTTGCTCGAGTTACGCGGGTGCTAAGCGTACGCGGTACGAAGCCGCCCAGCGCTCGTTGTTGTCTAGCCCTATCCAGCCTATTGATGCGTGGTTGCAAAGTTTCGTGAAGAGCGAGAAGAACAACCATGAAGCCAAGCTCGATGGGGCACCTAGACTCATACAGCCAAGGACTGCTCGCTACAATCTCGCGGTTGGCGTGTTTATAAAGCCAATCGAGCATGTCCTGTACTCACACATTGACGAGCTGCTCGAAGGAATACTGGGCGAGCCAACAATCATGAAGAGTCGGAATTTGAGACAACGTGCCATGATTCTCGAGAAGAAGTGGAACGACTTCAACAAACCGGTGGGCATTCCTCTCGACGCCTCCCGCTTTGACCAGCATGTTTCGATCCCACTTCTTGAGATAGAGCATAGTTTGTACTTAAAGTTCTTCTCTGGATCCGACCGAAATCGTCTCGGTTGGTTGCTCAACATGCAGCTAGTCAACGAAGGCTTTGCTGGCGAGTTGAGATACAGAGTATCTGGGTGTAGGATGAGTGGGGATATGAACACAGCCTTGGGGAATTGCGTCCTCATGTGCCTTATGTGTAAATGCTACCGCACCTTCACTGGACTCAAGATGAAATTCATGAATGATGGCGATGATTGTGTATTAATTTGCGAAGCGGAACATGAGCAACGTGTGAGGGACACGTGCCATGAATTCTTCTGGGGATTCGGTATGGATATGAGCATTGGGACCACAGCCCATTGTCTTGAGGAGGTCGAGTTTTGTCAGGCGCAACCAGTTTGGTTGGATGAGGCAGGTGGATACATGATGATACGCAATGTCAACCAGTGTCTTGCAAAGGATGCTGGTGGAGTTGTTAACTTCCAGACATTGAAATCAGCTCTTCGAACCTTACATTCAATTGGTGTATGCGGTGGTGTGTTATCACGAGGAGTGCCAGTTCTCCAAGTGTTTTACCGCAAGCTGCGCGCGCTGTCAAAGAGGGGCGTCAATCTAACCGTAGACTCGTCGATTTCTGCATCCGGATTACTCCTTCACGCTAGGCAGATAGCCCGAGCAGAATTCTCCTCCGCCCTTTCCAACCTTCCGGAAAATATGCTAAATAAAGAGATTAGCAGTCAAACTCGGGTGAGCTTTTGGAAGGCTTTTGACATCACGCCTACTGATCAAGTTTTGTTGGAAAACAGACTTGAGGAGTGGACTCTTGACTGCACTCGCATCTATGATGTCGGGCCTAGCCATGAGTATGAAGGAAGCAGGCTCACCCGGGTAAATTGGGAAAACATACCCCAATTGCTGTGAACTCCCCAGTTCACCACGCTTCCCTACAGCAAATATTACTGTTGCATGTCGATAGTGGTCAGAAGGCAGGACGTTCCCAATATAGTGTCGGCTTTGGACTTTGTTGCGAATTCCGACGGGACTTTGTCCAACTATCTGGCTGACTTCGTCTCATCTGGTAAGTTACCCCAGTGGCTTTGGAAAGCTGCCTCACGCAGTGGACAGGAGGCATTGCGGGTTGTGCGGAGCAGACTCTCTCAGGGAGCTGCAATTCACACCAACAGGAAATTGGGTCCGAGTGGTCCAACTTCCGGCACCACATTGCCAAAGACTGTGCAACAGGTGTCATTTGGAAATTTACGGGTGCCAGCAGCAACAGGAAATATGGTCAAGACAACAAAGGGCAAGAAAGGAAAAGGAGGTGCAAACAAGCGTCCAAAGTCTATGGTTCCAAGGACTATGGGCTTTGGCTCTACTAATGCAGTGTGCCTTCGAGGCCTTGCAGGGGTGAGCAACATTGCCACAAATGGGACAAATTATATTTATCCCGTGGCCATTGCCACAACGGTTGCCTCTTCATCCAGCATGTGCTTCGGCGGGCTGTTTGGAACGGCGCTGACAAATTGGGCAGCCATCTACCGCCAGTGGAGACTGTCCAAATTGACTGCCACGTGGGTTACCGGTGCGCCTAACACGGTGTCCGGTAATTTGATGCTAGGTTTTGATCCTGATCCGCTTGCCGGGGTACCTTCGACCTACCAACAGGTGGTGCGGCATTCGTCCAGCTTCAATGCCCCGATATTCCAGAATGGGCAGTTTGTCTGGACACCTACTTCTGCTAGAGATAAGCAGGATAGGTTTACAGCTTCTGCTACAGGACGGGTAGAGGGGGAACTATCTTTTGGTACTCTACAACTCATGTCCCAGAACTCCGCAGCCAACGGGGTGTCATTGGGCATCATTGAGTTGGAGATATGGGTGAAGTTCAGCGACCCGTGCTAAGAAGCAAGGTGAACTTAGTATTTATCATAGATAGACAACCCCGCGCAGGTGGCTGCGCAAAATAAACATGGGCATGCTTACGCCCACTCCACTAAATTGGAGTGCTTGTGTCACTAGTCTGTGGATTACCATACCTTCTTGTGGGGACAAGAACACTGGTTTGGAGGGTGTGCGGAAACGCGGTGGAGACCAAACTTGGTATGGAGTTAGTGATGGGAGTAATGGATTAGGCTTAGTCGATCAAGCCTTGGCTTGCGAAGGGTTAGCAACCCAATCCCCACGGGGAGGTCTAGCAAGTCAGAATGCGTCTTCGGACAACAAGCTACCCCTACGGGGGAGCATTTGGGCCTATGGGAGTAATGGAT